TTAATGATAGACTCGTAGAAAGTATCATAGCTTGAGATTGTCTTACCATAGATAGTTCTTGCTGTGCCAATTGCTCGGAAATTGGGGTGCAGCGTACCTAGGAGCTGGCTACGGGCTTGTTCTCTGGCTGCTGGGGTTAGCTGTTGAGCATCGAGCAGCGTGTTAGCTAAGCTATGGCGATCTTCTAATTTACCTAGGTTAAAGCCCCGGTCTTTCGCGTAATTAGTCAACGTTTTATGCTCAGCATCCAATTGATCTGCGATCTGCTGCACCAGCTTCACGCCTGACACTTCAGCCCCGCCAGTCACCTTGTAATGAGTTCTAAGAAAGTCCTCCCCCGAGAGCGTCGCGAATTGATAACCATCACCGACTCTATAGATTTGCTGCTCTTTCAAGCGTGGCGTGCTCCACATCGCTTTGTATGAGGCTTTATGCCACTCACCAAAGTCTGTGTAGGCGCTAGGACTTACATTTTTAACCCGCTGGCCTACAGCCGAAAATGGGGAATAGTCTAAAGGACTGGTTTTAAGAATATCAGAAGTATCGGGTAATCCGTAGTTTCTACCAGCTACCGCTCCTACGCCATTGCGGCGGCGCACTAATTCAGCTACAGCGTTACGAGCTTCAGTCTTAGTACGCGCACGCGCTGGATGTAGATCTAGGACCGAATGCAGTGCATTACTTACACTGTCATCAATGTTTTTACCAATACCTTCCCTGTAGCTGCGGATATTGCTTAAGATGCCGTGGGCACGAACTCCTCCCCCGAGTACGGCAAGAGCTACACCGATGCCTATAGACCCTTGAACTAAAGCAGCTTGTAATTCTTTTTTCTTCTTAAGATCTTGAGGGGATGCTTTAACAGCACCGCGAATGACGGCTTTTCTACCGCCTTCTAATTCTGAGAAGTTACCAGTAGTTATACCTTTTTTAAGGCGACCGAGCCCTCTTTGTGTGCTGGCGAGTGCAGCTAATGGATCACTACCTCTTCCCGCAGCTTTTAAATGTCCATCACCACCTTCCCCCTTTAGCCGGCAATCCCATTCAGGAGGAATGCAGCGAGATCCACAACGCCGATTGGGTGGCTTACACGCAATGGTGTTTCGAGTCTTAGCATCCAACCTCAGTTGAATAGCTAGGAAAGTAGCCGTACGAATGTTGGTCATTTAACGTCCTCGGGGGCGGGCTTGAGCGTGAAGACTGTCTGCTCAGGTAGAAAAGCTGCTAAACCTTTCCTAGCAGCTCGGAGCGAGGCATAGCCAGTAACCTGCGGGCCAGGTAGGATCACCCCATCGAGCTTAATGGTGGAGTTGAGTAGGGCGTAGCGCCGGGATCGGCTGGGCCCGAGCAACACCAGGCCGCCAATATCCGGGCCTGTTGCGTCGTTCCGGGTAGTGGTCCCCACCGGATAGCCCAGGCTGGCGCCGTCTTGATGCTTGATCACGTCGATGGTCAAGCCCAGAGCCTCGTAGCTGTCGGTCTTGGGCGCGGGCTTCGCCGGTTGAGACTCTTGAGACGCAGGTTGAGACTGGCCAGGGACCTCGCCGCCCTCGGGGGCAATCGGCTGGCCGTCTGGTCCTAGCCCCTGCGCCTGGAATGCTTGCGCCTGGAGCTGATTCATATTGTTCTCAAACATGCTATCCTCTTGCATTTGTAACTGGGCGGATACGGTCTCGTCCAGCACAGTCTCAATACTGTATTCCGCTGAGCCGTAGCGATTATTTCTAATTTCTATAGGACTTAGCACTCTTAATGCTGCATAAATATTGTCTATTTCAGCTCTGGACTTCTGTACAGCGAGCTTCTCCGTGGCGGTCTCAACGAACACCGAGGGGAACGAAATTTCCCACGATTCTGGTGGGGTGCCCCGCATGGGACTGTCCTTGGCCCGCATGAAAAGCTCAAAAATATCGGAAATAGGGTCTTGGCAATAGACAGTCTGCCAGTCCTCTACTAGAGAGGCCCATACTCGCTCTTCAAACCGCCCTTCTTTCCCGAGGCCGCCAGGACTGGTGCCCATTAGAATTGACGCAGGCCAACCAGTAGTAGCCTGCATGTACTCAGCAAAAGGTGCGGTGGCTTGCGCCATGTTACTGAGGGATCTTTCAGCAAAGCCTATCTCTTCATTCGCGTCTATTAAGAATCCTCCATAGGAGGATCTAGACATGTTGTTTATTTCCATGCGTTTCATCACCTGATTAGCGTTACCGGCTTTCACCATCTCCATTAACCCTGGCACTTTATGCCAAAACAAAGAAGAGTCTGTAACACTAGAAGCTAATCCTCTAATGGACGTTTCATACAGTTTCCATGAATCCCATACTACTTGTAATGGTGCTTGGCCCCAACCTTGTTGTTGTTGGCGTTGTCGCCAGGGTAGGTATAGTCCATCAAAGCGGCTAACTCTAGTGTGATGGATACGCATATTTGTTACAGGGCTTTTCTGGTTCTCGTCTAATTTTTGATTAGTAGTAATTCTGTACATCTCGGGTTTGGAGTAGTCCATAACGGACACGTCCATGGGGAATATTTCGTGGCGCGACAACGCACACAGTCCACGAATACCACGAATGCGGTCGTAGTTTACAGGTGTTTCCGGGTCTTCGTTGCCATCATCAACTAGAGCGACAATAGCGGCTCCACCGTAAAGGCGCTGGAGCCTGACAGCTTCGGCATACACCCGGTGGAATTTTAACTGTTTAAGGTAGGCTTCAAAATCTGTGATCTGGTCAATCTCTTGGGAAGCTTTCCGGCCTCCTAGTTTAATTGTGACACGATGTTTAAGGACTTCATCGGCAATAGAATCGACAAAACGCCGGGGTAGCCCTACGGAGTAAAGAGCTTCAAGTTCTGGATGAGAGAGTAGATAGCTAGTCCGTATGCCTGTTGATTGGGTTCTGTCTTTACCTGCTATTCCCATGCCTGTAAAGGCATTGACTAAAGCTCCATCTGTGCGCATGTCATCAGCATCGCTACGATTGCCGATAGCGACGGAATTATCGGGAGCTTCGGGAGATACTGATTTCAAGCGCGGTCCTGCCTGCTTTCAGTGTAGCGACGGCCTCGGGGGGCGACAAGAGATGAGGGTTTTTTCATAGAGATGGAGGTTTTTTAATAGAGATGAGGGGTGGTTTTTCATAGAGATGGAGCTTTTTTCATAGAGTCCAGGGGTTTTTAAGAGAGTTGGGGGTATTTTCGTAGAGTCCAGGGTTTTTTAAGAAATCCAGCAATATATGTACATTTTTCGCGTAGCACGCGCTCAGGCCGCCTTGAGGAAGCCCAGGAGATCGACGGATCCGGGGGCCGCCATGGCTGCCAGGGCCACACCTATCACCGTGTCATCGTGGGCCGACCCCCCTGCCCCCCGCTTTCCGTGGTCATCCCGGCGGAATGCTCGATGCTCAGCAGCAATGATCCCGTCAGGAAATATTAGGTCATCATCCTCCATCATAAAGAGAGTTCTGTCGGTTATTGCGTTTTTGATGGGATCAGACATATAGACTAGCTCTATTTCAGTCCCCATGGATTGCAGTGCAAGCGCCTCCGCTATGACAATGCCCATGGAGTTCTTCTCTACTATGATTTTAGAAGGTAGAAAATTCTCTATCAACTCTTTTACTTTGGCTAAGCTGTACGGGGAGGATTTGTAGTTTTCTCGATACATGGCCGCCACGCGCCGTGGTTTAGAGGTTACGTCAAGCACTACAGCGGTGAAGTAGTCATTACCTCCTCCGTTGGGATCCACTCCCATGGAGTAGATGCGGTTTGCCATACCGCATTCATCGAAGGAACCTTTAGCACATTTTTTGACTAACAGGCTGTCATATATGGCAGATGCGGTAGCACCGAATTTAAGCTCAAATTCCGCCGCCCATTGGTTTAGTGTTAGCTTCTCTTGTTTTCTATAAGTTGCTGGCCAGGTAGGATCTGCACCATACTGTGGGTGCATTGAGTAATGAAGCGCTACCCGTGCCCATCCGTCCGCTTCCCCGGCTTTGTCTAGAAGGGTCTGAAGACCTATTAGATCACGACGTTCTACATAGTCATACCAGTCGGAGGGGAGGCCCGTTGTCCACATCTCACCGAACCAGTCTGACTCCATGTCTGGAGTAGAGACTATGATCACTTTCCCGGCTTTGCCCAGCTTCATTAGTGAAGGGCTGGCTCCTTGGTATAGATCTTTTACTCCGTCGATAAAGGCGGCTTCATCGAGGAAGAGCACAGAACAGGCTGGGATACCACGGACGCCCCGGCCTGTAGGAGCTAGGAAATGAAGAGTGCCTCGCCCTTTCCAGGATAGCCGCTTAGTGCTATCCGATAGCCATGTTAATGACTCGCCTTGGAGGGATTCCGCCATGAAGCGGACCCGTATAGCTAGCTCCTCGGAGTCCTTGCCTGTTTTTGAGACAATTACGGCAGTAAAGCCGGGTTCTGTTAATGCCCTGTTTAATAGATAATTACAGATAACTTCCGATATGCCGATCTGCCTAGATTTGAGGACTTGAATCCGGCGAGAATTGTGGAGTATGCGTACAAATTCTTTCTGAAATTCATACGGCGCAAAGGGTTCAATCTTGGCACCGTCATCGTCACCAGTTTTGATCCAAGTAAGCGGTGCGAACTCCTCCCAGTTCTTTACAGGAGGTAACGAAGTTAGTAACTTCGCGCTGGCGTGATTAGCTGCTGCAGCTTCGCGCTGAGCTACCTTCTTCTCCAGTTGAGCCAGACGAGATTTGAGTGACGCCCCGGTTCTCACTCGGCCTCGGGGGGCGTAGCTTCCTCGACGGTTGCCGACTCAAGGTCAAGAAACGCCTGGCCTGTAACACCTGTGGTGGCGCTAGTGAGACGTTCAATGCGCTCTTCGAGTTTTTTGATTATGGCTTCCGTCTCTCGCTGTTCTCTGTACACATTAGCGGACGCCATTATGGTCGATGCTGCCCTGATTCTATCGGCTTTTAGCGCGGTGTCATCATTCATAATCGTCTTGAGTACAGTTAGGCATTCAGGTATTAACCCTACACCTTGTGTTCCGCTAATATCGGTCCTCTCTTGGATCCGGCGGGTCAGGCCGGTCATGAACACAGCGGTGTTCCTCCAGTTGTGGACCGTTTTGGGGTCCACCTTAGCGATCCTGGCGGCTTCGCCTAGAGTATGGCCTTCCGCAATGGCCTCCGCGCAGATGATCTGCTTTGCGGTGAGTCCTTCATTGTTTACTGGGCGCTGAGCAACCACTGGGGGTATGGGCGAAGCCGGAGAGATAGGCAGAGTCTATCTAAGGGTGCCAGAAATTACCGCAGATTGCCGGGTTTTTCCGCCGGAGGCGGAGAAGTGGCGTGGTAGTAAGCTCATGTCGATGTCTGCTCGTGGGGATCAGTAGCGAACATCCACGGTGCAAATTCCTTTAGCAGAGCTTCCGATACATTAGGTTTTATCTGTCGTACCATCCTCTCTATCAACCCTTCTACCAACTCCTCAATAAAAACATCAATATCGTCGTTGTATATGGATTCCACCCTATCCATATCTACACGAAGGGCGAACTTTACTTGTTCATATATCGGATGATCTCGACCAGACTGGACGATCACCATATATGTGTTGTCTATTGGTTGTTTAACATCGCATATTACTAATGGGAAGTTCTGCCTTACTTCATGTGCCACCCGGTAGGGCAGGAAAGCAGGCAGCGGGGCTGGGTTAGAGAACGGGAAAGCGGTGGCGGGCATGGTTAGGATCCAATAGGGTTTGCTCGGCGGTCCCATCTCTTGCGCACGTCACGGGTACGTTTAACAAGATCAGTTCCTAGTAGGTTTTCATCTGATACCTGTGCTGAACATCTAACGCAATATATCATAACCACGTCAGTAGGGTCATTGAGCTTGATGCTGACAAAAAGCTTATCCTTAATGGTTAGACGTTTTCGGATGACGAATTTACCCTTCCCGCCACAGAATGGGCAAGGCTTGACAGCTATCAATGGTTTAGCACGGACTCTCGCATTCGGTGGCATGGGATCACGCGGGCTCGGGGGGTCACAGGGGTCGTCTCAGTATGAGTCTCATGGGACTCCTCATCGGTCGTCACCGCTCCCGCCCAGTTGGCCGCGCTT